TACTTTCATACCATCTCGACACGAACTTAGGTCAATTACAAAATCCCAAGGTTTGTATTTGTTTTCTTGTAGGTCTAGAAACTGGTAAATCATCCGTTTTTTTACTATGAACCCACTGACAACCATCGTAGGCCGTCCATCTAACATCGTGTTTTTGTAAAAATTTCCTACATATCACACATGGCATAGATATACTATCACCGAATACAGTTCGTCTCGATACAACTAACTCGCCATATTTTCTATGTAACCATGATGTAAACTGGTGGGGTTTGTATCCACTCTTTAAACATTCGTTATATAAATGTTTTAAAAGTTTGCGTTCAGCACATATATGATTATTACTCTCTATTTCTGGACCTTTAGACATATAACATGTCACGGTGCAGTATTTCATTTAAATATGAACGGAACAATTCTTTAATTTTGTCTATGTAGATGGTATGATCATGGATGGTTTTTAGAGAAGTTCGGCGAATATTTATTTCTCCCTGTAAACACGAAAGGCTTATTGAACTCTTCGTTTTTAGGGGTTATGGGTTCTGGCTTTTTTGGTAAGTATTTATCTATAACGTATACTGGAGCAAATATGATACTCATTATAGCTATAATATTTCCAATGGGTGTGAACATTTATATTACCAACTATTTTTTTATACATTAAGTTCTATCGTACTCGGCTACACGCTCACTAAGTGTCATTCCATCTTCACCGGGTGTTTCGACATATTGAACGTTACAGACGCTCACGTCGAATAAGTCGCCGTGTGTCTCACATAACATACAACGCGTGGTAGGCTTTACGCCGGGGAGATGGTTGTGTTCGGGTGTGCTTTTTTTGAGCGCTCGCTTCGTTTTTTTAGGGACGATGGGATTATCCGGGTCATGTCTTTCACAAAAGGTCTTTCCATCCAAACATTTCCGCCTACAAGGATTTCCACGAATATTGATCCCTGTACAAGCCTGGCGTTTCGGTCGCGGCGGTTTGGGTTCCTTTGGTGCCTTGAGTGGTCTCGAATGAACTTTACATGTAGTCATCCCTTCTGCACAAAACTTGCGACACTGTACACCTTTAGCAGTTATAAACGGGCACTTGATCTTGATAGGTTTGATTTTCTTAGGTTTTACTCTTGATTTTAACTCTTCATTTTCTTTACGGAGCACTTCGATTTCAGCGCGAAGAAGCTCGACTTCTGTCAGTTGCGGGGTCTCCATGATTTCGGACATCTTGATTTTTAGAAAAGTTGTGGTCGACTTAGGTTTTTTTATTTCTTTGAACATAGTAGAATGGAATCGATATACGATATACCTAAAAAAGTACAATACATCGTATTGGATTCTAGATACGTCACTGGAACGAACAATACATTTTCATTAGATTTATCACTCACGTCGAACACACACGTCGAAGACTACAGTAAAGTTCTCGGTGTCAAGATGGTAGATTTTTACATAACTCAAGTGGGAGAAAATACATCCACACTTAACACAAACGTGGCTAAATACGTAGACATCGTTTGTCCAGAAGTCCCGCAAGTCGCTCAGATGCTGGATGAGCGCCACGGGAGAATATTTGCGAGAGTGCCGCTTGAACGACATTTCACGGGAAGTAGTGGAATCGTTCTACGAGACAAACAGTGGAAAAGCTTTAACCGTAAAACAAATTATTTTAACCCTATATCTATACAAAAGTTAAATTTTACCATATATGAGCAACAAGATGACGGTGATTATAGAACATTACAACCGGATGCTGCGTGGTATATGGTATTAGAAGTGACTACGGTAAATCATAAAGAAAAACCTGTAACGAAGGAAGCTCAAATATTAGATGCTATACACGCCCTCATAGGTAAGATAGAGATGTTACATCAGAGTGTTGATAAACTCCCAAATAAAGAAACGGCTGAGAGGATTATAGAAGAAACAGAGAAGAAACGTAAGAAAATGTCATTTAACTATATTCTTCTAGCTCTGGCTGTTCTTATAGGTGGATACGTATATTATGTAAATAAGGTAAAGTTAGTTGCTAGTATGGTTATGTAATAAAGATTTTATGATTTGTACAGATTCATTTTCATCTACTTCCCACCACTTACCATAAAACACTTGTTTCAAAAATTCTGGAACGTGTGTATAATCAATGTTAGTTGTCGTAGAAGGTAACGTGATTATATCCACACCCAAATCAGCAAAGACTCCTTTATTATGACTTATGATAGGTTTATTAAAATATTTTGATTCTAAATGTAATAATCCCACACCTTCACCCCTGGTACATGTAACGCAATAATCAGACATATTAAATAACACGGTCAATTTTTCATTAGATAAACGCTCAGTTATCACTTTAATATTTTTTGATATACACAAATTATCGTTCTTGTTCGTTTTTACTATAAGAATATGGTCAGTACCATCAAGTGCTCGCGTAAATATCCTTGTAAGAGTAATAACATTCTTACGAACATCATTGGTTCCGTTGTATAAAAATATAATTCTATTTTTGTCTATAATTTTTGGTTTAACTTGGGGTTTAGATCTCAAAAAAGATGATGTCCACCAATCTAACGAAACACAATTAACACCATTACGTATTAATATATCTCTCAAAAAAGGGTAAGGAACAAAAACTGTATCAAATAATTTCATTTGTGAAATTATATACGGATGAACATCGTCCGTTTCAAACATTGTACATAAGTTAAGTGTGTTATAATCTTTTCGAAGAGTTTCAGTTATCTGTTTCCATTGCGGAAACGTTTCTATCAGTTCAGAGAGTGTGAAAGTTGATGGTTTATTATCTCCTACTATACCCAAATCCTGTTCTAGAAAAAATCTCCCTTCGACTTGCCCGTATATCATATCACTTCCCTTATTTACACCATCAATCTCATACACATTTGTCACATAATCTTGTGTACAAAACCACGGTTTGTCAGATTCGGCTGTCACTAAATATTTTTTACCATCTATTTCTATCACGCTCGTCGGATCACATATGTTTTTTGAGTTTATAGGTTGTTCCAAATCTTCGATAGTGATCACGGGTTTTTCCTCTTTAAAATTTATCACCCATTTGTAAATATCATGTTTTAGCGTGTTACACACTTTATATGTTTTATGTCCATAACCATAAAACTCATCCTCATTCAATTTATACCCCGGTGTACCACCTCTATACAAAGGCTCTTCACCATCTGTTTTTTCCGAATCATCTAAAACCTCTACATGTCTAATAAACCCTTCGTCCATATTAAGTTCGAATAACTTTAAAGGTTTCATGTAGTGTATGTAGTACAATTTATTGCCATATGGTATAAAAGTTACGTTTTTACCATTAGCGGGTATACGTATAGAACTTTTATTTTCATAATCAATTAAAGTCATTCTATTACATAAATTGTTTAATACATATAAATTGTCTCGATAAATGAAACATCTCGGATCTTCTCCACGTAATAACATAACATTGTCATCAATTATATCAAAAGTTTTGTTCATTTTTACGACCTTGATCACGGTATCTTCTGGGCCATAATGTCGTCTTCCAAAACCTAAAATATCACCTTTATATTCTATCACTGAATAAAATATAGAATTTATAGAAGTTTTTATCCTTTTAACATGCCCAAAAGTTACCATTATACGACTATTATATGTATCCTTTAATTACATCAATTCGTAATATAAGTTTCCCTCTGTAGGTGTAATTACATTATCATTCTTCCAACGTCCTAGTTGTTTTTCTATGGATTTAATATGCCATAACGCCAATGCTGGGAGAGGATTTAAATAAATACATTTTGAAGAACCCGTTAATTTAATATGCGTTTCTTTTGTCCATTGTACATTATCGCAATTTTTGTATATACGAGACTGGAAATCTGGCCAATTTATCCACCCATTATCGTTCATTTTATAATTAGACATTTCTATAAATTCCTGTGTAGCACCGGGGTGAATATTTATTCTAGGAATCCATACGATTTCGGCGTCAGTTGTTTCTAATACTTTTTTTATGTTTTTAATAAGCATTTCTTGAGGCATTTCATCAGCATCTATCAAGAATGTATAGTCGCCAGTAGAAATATTACTATGATAAGTTGCATTGTCATAAAAATTATCAAACGGTCTTTCGAATACATTTATTTTATCTTGAAAACAATCTACAACCTTTTGGACCTTATCAGTTTTATTAACATTATCTATCACAACGTGTATATTATCCTCTTTATCTATAACATGTACTAAAAAATTTAAAAGAGAAAATAACTCTCGTGATTCGTTACATACTTGTATTGTATATGTAATTTTCATATATTAAATACTTATCATATCTTTATATATATAAAGAATGTGGTACATTCATATGTAATGAACAACACACAAAAACTTTTAAATACCGTGTTAGATGTAGTACATAAAAATAAAATAGGGCATGTGGGGAGTTGTATAACAACTGTTCCTATTATTAGAAATATTTTTGAAAATAAATCTAGTAACGACGTGGTAATATTAAGTTCTGGGCACGCAGGTATAGCTTTATACGCTGCATTGGAAGTATACGAAGGAAAAGATGCTAACGAATTATACCTAAAACACGGGGTTCACCCCGGTAGAGATATAGATAACAATATTCAAGTATCAACCGGATCTCTCGGTTGTGGGATACTAATAGCCGTTGGTCACGCTTTAGCTGACAGAAAACGAAACGTTCACGTAATTATATCCGACGGGGAATGCGCCGAAGGTTCTGTTTGGGAAGCGCTAACTTATATTTATAAAGCAAATGTAAAAAATTGCAAAGTTCACGTAAACATAAATGGTTATTCGGCGTACGATCATGTTAACAGATTTTATTTATGGCTCCGACTAAAAGCGTTTAACTGGCGAACAAATATATGGTTCACAAAAAATCCTAATTTTAAATTCTTAAAAGGACTTCAAGCACATTATCACGTTCTTTCTAATGAAGATAAAGAAGAGATGTTATCTACATACAATGCGTAGAGAATT